AATTTTAATGCAGAAACCGGCATTGGAACGGGATTGGGAAACAAGATGTCCGATCTTGGTTTGACCAATCTTATTCTTTTGGGCAGGCATTTTGAAGGAGTGGCTATCCGTCAGTGCATGGATAATATGAAAACAGGTTTTAACATCTATCCCATTAATGCTCCGTATGTTGATCAGGTTGAGGTGATGAAAGACTTGGCTGCCATCCTTGGTGGACGTTTTATCAGTACCGACTCTGGCACACTTGAATCAATGACGGTTGCCGATTTGGGATATGTCAGTCGTTTTGAAGCCAATCGTACGAGTGCAATATTTGCCGGTAAGAATGATGCAAAGACTCGTGCTCGCATTGAAATGAGGCTGACTGAACTTAGGGAACAGTACAAGGGTTCAAAGTCTGATTTCGAGAAAAAACTTTTGGATCAGCGTATCGCGCAACTTACGAATGGTTTCGCGGTATTGAAGATCGGCTCGGTTACCGAGCTGGATCGAAAATTTTTGAAGCGTAAGGCTGACGATGCAGTTGGTGCAGTCAGATTGGCGTTTCAAGATGGAGTGGTTGACGGGGCAGGTTTGGCGTTCAAAGAAATATCCGATGGATTACCTGAATCGTACATTTTAAAGAAGCCGTTGCTTTCCATTCATGCGCAGATAATGGCCTCCGCCCCTGAAGGATATAAGATTGGTAAAGATATCAAGGATCCTGTACGAGTACTTACCACTGCCTTACAGCATGCGTGCAGTGTTGCGGCTATATTTGCAACGGCAGGCGGTGCAATTTGCACGGAGAATATAAAGTCTATAGATCAATTATTGAAAGGGAAGACTAGTACTGTCAATGAAGATATGGATGTGGTATAATTTAAGGATGCTATTTGGATCTCATATACAACGCTAAATGAAAAATATTAAGAAAAAAAATGGAAGACCGTCAAAATATACAAAAGAATTATCTGACGAAATTTGTGCACTGTTAAGTCAAGGATTATCATTGCGTAGCGTATGTAGGATTAAAGGTATGCCAGATATAACTACTATATTTGAATGGATGCGAGTTCATCCAGACTTTTCCCCACAATACGCGTTAGCGACCAACGAAAGAACTGAAGCACAACATGAGGATTTGCTTGAATTAGGCGATGAAGCAATAAAACTTTCTCAAACTGTTGATACAAAAGTGTCAGGCGCTGTTGTTCAGGCTGTAAAATTAAAAGCGGATAACATGAAGTGGTCAATGTCCAAAATGAAACCAAAAAAATACGGAGACAAAGTTGACGTCACATCCGATGGCAAGGCGATAAAAGGAAATACTTTAATCTTGAAAGATTTTAAAGAAGAATAAAAATGCAGCAGTTTGTAAATAAAGTTTATGCACCTTTGTTTACTGAAAAGGTCAGGTATTTTATTTTAATGGGAGGTCGCGGCGCAGGACGATCAACGGTCGCTTCTCAGTATGCAAACGCTAAATTAGTTGCGCCAGAGTATTTTCGTTGCGCTATCATGCGTTATGTATTGGGAGATATTAGAAATTCCATCTATCGGGAAATAACTGACCGTGCCGAAGAAAACGGGATCACGCAGTCATTGGATATAAATGATAGCGTGATGTCCATTCAATACGGAGCCAACAGCATCAATGCCGTCGGGTTCAAGAAATCATCGGGAGACCAGAAAGCAAAATTAAAATCCCTTGCAAACTACACGACGGTTATCATTGAGGAAGCTGATGAAATCCCTGAAGAAGACTTCATACAATTGGATGACTCACTTAGAACCATTAAGGGGGATATTACAATTATACTTTTACTTAATCCTCCGCCTAAATCCCACTGGATAGTGAAGCGCTGGTTTGATCTGATTCCGAGCGGACAAGAAGGATATTATATTCCCCAATTGAAATCAGGCATCGAGGATACCGTTGTCATTCGCAGTTCCTTTGAGGATAATATAAAAAATCTTTCAGAGCAAAGCGTGCGCAATTACAGATACTATGAAATTTCAAAGCCAAGCCATTATTTAAATATGATCAAAGGATTCGTTCCTGAAGTTGTGCGAGGCAAGATTTATTCCGGTTGGAGAGTGATAGATGAAATACCATTCGGTGCGCGGCTGGAAAGATATTGGGTAGATTTCGGATATACGAATGATCCGACTTCTATCGGGGCTTTATATTATTATGACGGTGGATATATTGTGGATGAGATTGCATATAAAAAAGGAATGCTTAACAGGCATATTGCTGATACGTTGAATTATCAGGATGAGGACGCATTGACCATTGCCGATTCGAGTGAGCCGAAATCAATTGATGAAATTAAGGAACTCGGCGTAAATATTATGCCCGCAATCAAAGGTCCAGGATCGATATCGAAAGGAATTCAAGTTGTTCAGGGTAAGAAAATATCCGTTACCAAACGTTCAAAGAATATACTTGTCGAATATGAAAATTATGCTTGGCTAGAGGATAAGGAAGGTAAGACGCTTAATGAACCCCGTCCGGGATACGACCATGCCATGGATGGAATCAGATATGCCATTGATTCTTTGTCGCCTGTGTATGAAAAGGATATCTCCTCCTATACACCAGATATGGAGATATGATATAATTTGTTCAATAAAAAATGATTGGCCAAATTATCACAAAAGAAGACGGAACCCCCTCTGATGCTTATAATAAATTAAGCAAATCTTCTTATCATCCAAAAGGGGAAGTTTTGAAATTGTGGGCGGCGATACAGCAGGATTATCAAGTTGCTTACTTATTACAACATCGTCCGTTTAAAGAATTTGACGGCGTATCACTTTTAGAACGTGCAAAGCTGGATCAAGAAACATTTGCAGCATATGTTGGCGCAGAATATGTTCCTGAGCACAAGCGGTGGCGTTGGAAGGGAAGAAAGAATACATCACGAAATAAACTGATTGGCGTATGTGCTCGCATGCTTGCCGGAATGTTATATCCGACTGCGACTGCTCATAATGAAATGAATGAAGAAGACAAAATGACCGCCCGTGTCATGCGGATCCGTATTGAAAGTCATTTGAAGAAAGCGGGATATGAAACTAAGTTTTTGTTCATAATCATGTCAGCGTTGGTTAATCCAGCGGTATTTGTCCAGGTCGAGTGGGTGGAAATGATGCAGAAAATCAAGGATGGAAACGGATCAATTGAGGAAATCTTAAATGAAGCGTTGTCAGGATTGGCGTTGAATATATTACCAATCGATGAAATTATGTTACCTGATTTTTATTCAGGAACGGGAGATTTGCGACGATTGAACTGCATACTTCGCGTACGTCGCATTCCGTGGGATGAAGCGCGATCGAAATGGGAAGGAAAGTATTTTACGACGGACAGTGCCGGTGAACGAAAAGATTTGTTCAGTTATGTTCAAGCCGGTATGACTCGTATTTTTATTACTGGAAATGAAAATCAAGAACTATTCGATATTGAATGGACGGAAGCAGACCGTACGTATGTACAGGAAATAACCGCTTATTATCCATATGAGGATTTGGAGGTTGCGGTAGTTGGAGGAGTTCTTATGGTCAAGGAAGATGATGTATATAATACTAATCCATTTACTCATCGACGTTATACATTGACAGACAAAGGTTGGAAATCATTTCCAGTACTTCCTATCGTTGCGAGCGGTTTCGAACCATTGGATCCGACTGGAAGATTCTTTTATTATAAATCAGGCGCGTTTAAAGAGTTTTGGGATGATCGATCATTGAATACAATGCACCGATTGGCTCATGACGGGACATATCTTGATGTCATCAAACCTACGATTCTTTCGGGGGTGGCTAAAGTTGACCAGACAGTTCTTGTCCCTGGAGGAACATTCGGCATACCGGCGGGCGGTTCGATGAGTCAGTATTCTTTGGGACCTAATTTGAAAGCCGTATGGGATGCAGTCAATGAATATAAGAGTGATATTTCAGATTCAACGACTGTTAATCCTGTTCCAAATCCTGGTCAGGCAGGAATTGCGGCAACACAAACAAATGTCGCTGTTCAGCAGGCTAAATTATTTATGTCCATATTTGCTTTACTGGTTGCCGATATGGTTAAAAAGATAGGTGAATTGGTAGTTGATTGCGAAGTTAATTGGGCAATTTTAGGTGAAATTGATGATAAAATTCCCGGACATTTGAAATTAAAGGACAAAGTATATTTGCATAAAGGGAAAGATAAAGGACGTAAAATATCTCATAAGATTATTTTTACCGATAAACATATGGGTAAGAAATATACTGACAAGCAACTTGAAGATAAAGAATGGGAATTGTATAATAAATCAGGCAAGAACGATTCTGAAAGGGAGAATAGTGATCAAAGGACATATGAAATTAATCCATATCAATATGCCCGTACAGTGTATTCGTGTGAAGTAGATGCTGAACAGATGCTTGATAAATCCATGGGTGCGATTCAGGAGAGAAAGGTGCGCGCTTTTACTATTCTTAAAGACCCTGCCATTGCACCATTTACAGATCAGGAGGAGGTTGCTGATTCCATCATTGATGAGTTCGGAATAGAGTTGACCGATGATCCTGATAAACTTAAGAAAAAAGAAACAGGTCAGCCGAATGCAATGATGAGTCAGATGGGAATGCTTAATAAGCCGGGCGCGGGAGTCGGGGCGCCCCAAGGTAACCAGCCAGTAATGGCGCAATAATATGAAAAATGTAAAAACACCAAATAAGCCAAAAGTAGGTACGAAACTTCGTAATTTCTTAGCTTCCGGCGGGAAGTTAAAAGATTACAAGGCTTCAAAAGGAAGTAATTATAAAAAATAATATATAAAATCATGTCCGATACACCACGTTTGAATCTTGTGTGCCCTAAGCAGTATGAATGGGCTTATAACAAAATAAAATTGAATCAGGCTTATTCAGCCCTTGTTCTTGACGGAACATTGGATCAGAAGAGTAAGCTTGATGAGAAGACGGAAGAGATAATTAAAGCGGGATATATAAACCGAAAGGGACTTTTGACAGTGGAACAAAAGAAAAACATTGCAATCAAGCGCCCTCGAAGCACTTCAAATACCGATAGATAGTAATTATGCAGACTGTCGCTGTAAAATTGGCAATATGGCTTTTGAAAAAACAGCTTTCTTTGCAAAATAAGACCCTGTTGATAAATGCCATTCTCAAAGACTTTGCAGCTTTACCGTTGCGTGATATAATTCAGGTAAGCGATACAGGTTCTTTTGTAATTAATGGCCGAGAAATAAATTATGAGGAGAGAAATTTGCTTAAAGAAAGTGCAAAAGCTCTCCGGGATAATCGGGTTTTTGGACTTATACAAGATCAAGTTTTATACAAGGCGTTTACCTTTGCGGTAAATTCTTCCATAGACTTTAATCAGATATATTTTTCAAAGGCCGCAGTTTGGTGGGGTCGGACTGAACACGAACTCATCAAATTGCTTTCAGACAGCCCTGACCTGCCCAGTTAGGCAGATTTATTAAGTAGCTTCTTGCTTATAATCAATATGGAAACATGTTGGCTGTTGGTAAGAAGTTACCGCACCGCTCGCGAGAGAGCGATAATAATGCACCGAGAGCTATAATCTCGATACACAATGACACCAGAACAAATTGCAGCAAAAGAGGCTGAAACTGCAGCAGCCAAGGAGGCCGAACTTAAAGCAAAGGCTGATGCCGATGCAAAAGCGAAAGCTGACGCTCTTTCACAAGGTAAGAAAGAACGGACTCGTCTTGAGAAACTTCACCATACTAGGGCAAGTATCGATGCTCAAATCGCCGAGGAAGAAGCTCGCAACGGAATCGTCATAACAGATGATGAGGACGATGACAAGCCTTTGACTCGTGGGGACTTAAAACGTCTTGAACGCGACAGATCAAAGAAGACTGCGCTTGACATGGCAAATGAAATTTCTGATGAAGACGAGCGTTCACGAGTTACTGAAGCTCTTGAAACAAGGATTGTATCTACGGGAAATCCTCAAAAGGATTTACAAACTGCCCGTGATCTCGCTAATTCTGAAAGGAATAGGCAGATCGCAGAGGAGTCAAACCGTAAACGCGATGCCTCGAAAAGAAATTCAGGTGGTGGCGCTCCTCCAAGAGAGGAAGACCAATTTATTGCTACAGATGATGAACTTGCTGCGGCCAGAATGGTAGGCAAGAAGTCTCCTGCAGACATAAAAACTTTTGTTCTCAAGGCGAGAGCTAAGGAACAGAAATAATTTCTTACATTGTGGGGGATTAGTTATTAATACTAATTCCCCGATAGATAAGTATTTCATACGAAAACTATTGGGTACGAAAATGGCAAGAGGAGATTTCCGCTTACATGCTCCATCAATGGACCAAGTAAGCATCCGTGCAATCGTAGGTAGTGGTGCAGCGGTTTCTATAAATGCCGGTGAACCAACTATCGGAGCAAACGCAACAGCAGCCTCATGGACTGGTGCTGTTAAAATTGCTGCAGATGCAGATCCAACAACGGCTACAGGACATAGGTTTACTGGAATTGCAAAGTCAGATTCAACCGACACTGCCGCAGCGGCCGGGTACGTTGATGTGTGGCTTCCTATTCCAAGCACAATTTACTCAGGAAAGGCTAAATCAGCAGCAGCAGCAGATACTCAGGCGGAAATTGACGGCTTGAAATTCAAGCGTGTTATTTTTGACTTGACGGGAACAGCTTGGACTGTTGATACAGCGGCAGCGGACGCATTGGCAAATGGAGTCGTCATTGTTGGAGGTGATTTTGCAAAATCAATGATCCATTTCCTCGTGATTCCAAGTGTCAGTATATTCGGTGCAACAAACTAATACCGTAATCGATAAACTTAACACCGTAATTGAACCCGATTATAAAGTTTTAATCGTTTATAGATAAGCCACTTAAAATAAAGGCGAAAACTATAGATACTATAAAATGGAAGGACTTACCAGAGATTCGTCACCCGCATTATCACTAGTCTCTACCGTATTGGATGAGATTCGCGATCAAGCGATTATGCAAAATGCCCGTAAGGGAAAAGCGGAAGCAACTGATCCACAAGTATTTACCCAGAGGTCTGAACCAGGCAAGGGCGCCGTTCATACTACGGTCCTTGGCGGTGGAGGTTACTTCGAGAAGAACTCAACTACCGATGTTTCCGCAAGAAAAGATGCGTCTATTACTGCTCCTGCTTTCCGTACTACGATTATTGCTGAATTTTCAAAGAACCTTAGTGTTCCTCGAACATTTATGCGTAATCAACAGCAATCAGCTGTTTCAAAAGCGGTTGCACAGCAGACAAAGACATGGCTTGCTTCACGCGATCGTAACGCTGCTTATGCGTATGCTCAAGGATTTGCCACAAATACAACTATTGACAGTGTGTTTTTGTTTTCAAACTCGCATGTCAACCAGAACAACGATACAGTGGATAACCTCGAAACAGGTTTGCTTTCGGATGCAAACTTGAACATCGTAGTCAACTCACTTAGACAGCAACTCGCACAGACAGGCGTTAAGCTCGGTTATGAGCCTGATTTCTTGTTTGTTCCAGGCATTCTTCATGAAACAGGCGCAGCCATTACCAAGTCAGTCCTTCGTGCTGGTGGTGCGAATAACGATTTGAACTACTGGTCTGACCTGTATCCTGAAATGAAATGTGTTTACTCACCATTCCTTGATGACATTTCCACAACCGCCTATTTCGTAGGCGCACAGGGACATGGCGTCGAACGTATGGAAAATGAAGCCTTCTTTACCGATCTCGTTGACTGGAAGACTCATCCACAGGACTTGTACACATACAAAATGCGTGCACAGGAAGAAGTAGACACGATTGAATACAGCGGTGTCGTCGGATCGGATGGATCAACATCTTAATTATTACCATAATCAATAATCACCATGAGTAACAAAAAATACACAATTGGTTTGGTGATTGTGGCGATAATCGCAGTCACAGCTTTGTTCACTCCTGCAGGACAGAAAGTTGCAGGAAGCGTAAAGGGGCTTACAAATACGAATTCGTTCGGTGTCTCTGATATGAAAGTTGGAACACTCTGTACGGATTCATATGAGTATGCTTTATGTACTGGAATGTCTGTCGATTCTTCCGGGAATCTATCGACAACCGGAACACTCCAGGCAACTGGTACGATTCAAACATCGAGTACGGTATATGCAGGCAAACAAAATTCAACTTCGACCACGGCTACAACGTATACGTTGGTTTCGGGAGATATTGTCGGATATTCTGTCATTTCAATGACTCCAAATACGGGTGCATTGACTTTGACACTTCCCGCTTCGTCTACTCTTGCTACATGGCTTCCTAATGCAGGTGATACGACTGAATTTACTTTATTCAATGCTTCCACTACTCCTCTTCGAGACCATAACGGTCGCAGCTGGTACTGGAACATTGCTTGAAGTCGGTTCAACGACTGGATCAGCCATTACGGCTCCAGCCAAAGCATCTCGTTTCACGGTATTCAGGAAATGGAATAGTGATCTTGTGTTCTTGGATCAGAATTACTTCTAGTCAACACACTTACGGGCCATACAGCCCGTGGGATGTGTTGGGTAGCATTACAATTTAATTAATTAAAAATGAAAAAATATATCATCACTTCAATACTCGGATTATCGGCTATTGTTGGTCTCTTGTCGTTTTCGGGAAAGGTTAATGCAAATCCACCATCATTCATGACCTCGCAGACGATTAATACGTTCAGTCTGACTGCCACTACTTCGTATTCATATACCAGCCCAGGTGTCGGTACGACAACCTACTCAATGGATACATTCCAAAGCGGATATAATCCATACGGAGCGGACAACGCATTGCTTTTTATGCAATTTACCGCTACAAGCACCCCTGGAGCACATCAGCTTAATTTTGCAATTCAGTATTCGCAGGATAACGTTGACTGGTATTCAATTGCACAGCCGATTTCAACGAATGCAACATCAACTGTCATAACACAGAGTTATTCAGATTATTCTTGGGTTTCCGCAACATCAACAGGAACAAGTGTGCTTAATCCATCCGCCACAACAACGGTTTATTTTCAGTCAATCACCGTTCCGACATATACACGATATGTTCGTGTAGTCTTCTATACGCTTGCGGGTAACGGACAGAACGCGGTATGGGCAGAATGGGTTGCTAAGAAACAAAAACAATAATCATGTCAGTTGCCACACGTACAATTAAGTCTCTTCAGGACGGAGTATCCGGTCTTTTGACCCGTACCAATCTAAACAGCGTCACTAATCTGTTCGGGGCTTTTGAAAGGGCGTTTAGGACATTTCAGCAGAAAGCAACGGTTCCCGAAGCGATGACTTCACAGATAGTCACGTTGTACGATGATGTTATTGATTATATCGCCCCTGCTCCCGTGTTTGGCAGTACCGTAAAGGACATTCGCCCTGTCGGACAAACCCGTTTTCAGGATGATATGGTATACCGGAAAAACGGGGAAGATTTTGACAGGGGACAATTTCGATCTCCTTCTTCGGGATATAATCTGACATTTGAGACTGAGAATGGAGTAAACCTCATGCGGGTAAAAACTCGTTTTACTCCTGCAAAAGTTGTTCTTGATCCGATGTCTGCCACCGCAGGCTGGACCGCATCGGGAACGGCATCAGGATTGGTTCAGGACACATCATTCGTATATCGAAGTCCTGCATCATTGAAATTCAACATGACAAGCGGTTCTGGAATTCTTACGAAAACAATTACGACGGCGGCTGATTTGACTAAATATAAAAATGTCGGGGTCATATTTCTTGCACTTGATTTGCCTTCAGCTAGTTTGACAAGTGCCGTTATTCGCATCGGTTCAAGTTCCGTCAATTATTATTCAGTATCGGTTACACAGGCTTTTCTTGGAGCATTTTCAGTCGGGGGTTTCCCATTGGTTGCATTTGATCTGTCTACGGCTACGACAGTGGGAACACCGGATATAACAAAGATGAATTATATCCAATTGACATTTGCGCCTACCGTTACGATGAATAATGTTCGGGTGGGATATCTATGGATATCATTGCCCTCACAGCATAAAGTATTGTTCACCACAACAGGAATCTTTTCAGCTTCGGGAGTCATATCAAATTTTATTACGGATGAAAATGATGTCGTTAAATTGACTGATGCCGCATATAATTTGTATGAACATGAATGCGCGTTGACTGTCGGACTTCAGGAAGGCGGAAGCCTTGTTGCGGGACTTACAGGCTCAATAAATTCCCTTCTTAATGGAGCACGTGCAAAAAATGGCCAGGTTATCCAACTTGGTCTGTATGATAAGTATCGAGCGGATAATCCTTCCGAAGATATTAGAATGGTTGGTAATTGGTACAACGATTAAATATGAAAACATTACCCGGATCGGATAATTATGAGTTTGAAACAATTGGAACTGATAAATTTCCGTTCCTCGGTTATAATTCATCAAATGATAAGACGTCCGTTAATCCTCAATTTTCCGTTAGGGGTTCTAAAAATGTATATCTGAAATCGGCAAAAACTTTTGGCAATCGTCCGGGGCTTAAAACTCGCGGGGCAAATGACACGACAACCGCAGGCGTTACATCATCATGGGAATGGAATAACTCTCTCGGTAAATGTCTGCCTTTGCGCGTGGCAAACAATAAATTGCAAATTGAATCAAGTATTTTGGGTACGCCCATCTGGTATGAACTGTTTTTGACTTCCACTTTGATTGATCCTGCAGTTTCTTTGACCCGATTCGTATTCGATTCATGGTATGATTCTGTGGAAAAAAAAGACAGACTAGTAATGGTCCGCGGTGATGCAAATCTATTGAACTGGTCGGGGGGGATGACGCTTGTTGCAAGCGGTACGATAAATACAATTACCAAGAAATCATCGACAACGACCTGGAATCAGGACGGTTTTGCTTCGCAAGTTTCGGGAGAAAAAGTTCTGATTATAAATGGCATTGAATATACTTATACGGGAGGGGAGAATACGCAAACGCTTACAGGAGTGTCACCGGATGCTTCAGGCATTTCCGATTCTCAAGTTGCAATCCAGTCTGTTCTTATCATTGCAAATGGTTCAGGTGATTCAATATCTGATACTGGATTCAAGTGTGACATGATTCGGGTAATTGGAAATCAATTGTGCGTCGGTTCATATACTTCGCGTCTTATTTATATATCTGATAAGGCGGATTTCGATAATTTTACCGTACCTACTCCACCATTGGCAGGAAGTCCTGAACTACTTACACTTGATAATACGGCCAGAGGCATAGCAGTCAGACAGGGAAATATATGGATATCGGCAGGAACAAAAGACTGGTATGAAATAACTTTTTCTAATATAACTGTCGGTTCAACTCTTGAAAGACAAACAAATGTCAGCAAGAAGAATACCGCGGAACTTGCGGCCGCTTATGCACATGAATTCATCGACAATTGGGGTGATGATATTATTTACCTTGCACAAGATCAGCAAGTAAGGGACATTGGTACATTCATCGGCGTTCTTAACGGACAAAAATTCCCTTCGTTGTCGCTTGCCGTTATGGATGAGCTTGCGGAAGAAACATTTACAGGAGGACATCTTCGCATTATTGGCGAACCAAAATTAGGGAATATATTATATATGACCGCTCCAACGACCGGACGTGATTATATGTTTACTCTTCTTGAAGAAGCTAATAATGTAGGCGGTATTTCGTCCGAACGATTGTGGCATCCTCCACAGATTAGGAATATATCCCGTTTTGCCGTTATAAGTGGCGTCACCTACGGTCATTCAAACGCCAACCCTATGATTTATCAGGTATGGGACACGAATCAATGGCATGATGATTCTCCCGTTATTTCCGTACAAAATAATTTTAATACAAATTTGGTTTCGTATTATTCCCTTGATGGAAATTCGAATGACTCGGTTGGTTCAAATAATGGAACAGATACGGATATTATTTATAGCACTGCCAATGGAAAAATTAACCAAGGTGCAGGATTTAATGGAACCACAAGCAAAGTTATTTTACCCCTGGTCAGTACCGCGGTAGATAATGTCAGTTTGACTAGTTGGGTAAAATTAGACAACCTGAGTCAAAATACTTATATTTTCTATAATGGCAACGGTAATAGCAGCGGTTATGGATTCTATATATCAGATGGTTTTGGAAACGCAGGCCATAATTTATGCGGTCTTATTGGAGGAGTTTCATTCGGTAATACTGGTGTCGCATTTGCTAGTACAGGGGTCTGGTACCATATCGCTATGGTGCGAACGAATGGATCATGGCAACTTTATTTAAACAGTGTACCGGCCGGTTCCACATTTACCAATACGCCAAATGTACCCGACACTGGCGGTCGAATTGGGGATACGTCATTTTCCGGAGCTATAGATGAATGCGGATTTTGGAATCGGGCACTTTCGGCAACTGAAATAACTCAATTATATAATAACGGTTTGGGCATATCGTATTTACCAGTCGCACAACCTTTGAAATATGTATCCGTACTCGCCATGGCTTACAGATCGTTTGGAAGACGACAGGGAAAGTGGTCATTCAATAAATTATTTATCCTTGGATATATGTCACAGGGGACAACATTGGATGCCAATGTACTATATGATTACCAGGGAGCGACCGGCAAACAAAGTCCTTCGATAAGTTCCAATGATTCCCCCGCAAAACAGTTTTTGGCGCAATCGGCACCCTCTATCGGCGATTCATCCTTGGGTGACAATCCGTTGGGTGACGGACTCAATCTGTCATTCGATGATCAGGATTTGCTTCCGAAGTTTTATAAGATATGCAATCTCACTGCTGAACCATGTTATGAATTTGGCGTGGAAATATTCTCGCAGAATCTTGATGACAGGTGGGAAGTGATGTGTTTAGGAGTTAATCCATGGCTTGCAACACAACAAGGAGTAGAATTACAAAGATAATAATGTTAATATTACACCATATGAAACGTACTATACAAAAAGGATTTATAAACGTACTGGTTGCATTGGCAATCGGCGCCCTTGCGGTTCTTGCCGGTGCCGGAGTTGATAGAGTAATGCAGTCACATTATGTGGTTCATAAGACTCTCACCCCAAAAACAATTACTGTTGCTCCAAAAACAGCAAAGTCCCCTGTCAACATGTCAGGTAAAGTTGGAGCGATAAATTATCCTACGGGTGGCGGTACATATCGCCTAGCTTCTTCTATTTCTTCGACACAGACGACAATAAAGCTTTCGTCATTCAAGGAACCGATTTCAGGCAATCTATATACCATC